CAATTGGCCTCAAATGCCCGCCAATCGGACACACAGATCGACATAAAGCGCCGGTTCCCCGCCGGAACCCGTATTAAAATCACAGGCGAGCATCCATTGCGCGGCCAATCAGCCTACGTGCTGGAAACCAAAGGCCGCAAAAGTCTCAAAGCTGTGCTGAGCAGCCTAAAGGCGCTTCAAATTGAGGTGCCAATTGCCAACGCCATAGTTGACAGTTAAGTTCGCGCCAATTGATTTGCAGTGAACGTTCCTTTTGCGGCCCGCAGGGGTTGTGCATGGTTCGCTGCAACTCCCAGCGCAATTTGCGCGAATGGGGGGCTTGTGTCCGGATGGCTTTCATAAAAGGCGACATCGCATACATTCCCCTGCAGCGCTCGCGCTCGCATAAGCGCTGGTTTGCGCTGGTCGAGGTCGACGATTTAGACCGCGTCAACCGGCATAAATGGTACGGGATCAATTCTGGCAAGACCGTCTATGTGCGGGCGACCATCGGTCGTTATTTGCCTAAGCACCACATGCAACTGCATTCGCTAGTGATGCGGGTGGACCCCGGTCAAAGGGTTGACCATATCAACGGCAATGGCTTGGACAACCGTCGGTCCAATTTGCGATTAGCAACGCCGGCAGAAAACAGCCGCAATTCCTTCAAGACCGATGCGCAATGGCCGACGTCTCGTTTCAAGGGCGTTCAGTTCACCAGCTCGGGCAAGTGGACGGCAAGCATTAGATTCCATGGCGAATGCAGCGTTCTCGGTCTGTTCGAAGCTGAAGAATCTGCCGCCAGGGCATACGATGCCGCGGCAATGCGCCTGTTCGGTCAATTTGCCAAAACCAATGAAATGATGGGGTTGTTCGAAAACGAGCTTCCCGTTCGAGATGTCAGCGGCCGCCGCATCGTGGAAAAAGATCTCGGTACTTTCCAAGATCGGCTCGATAATGGCAGATGCGACCCGCGCAAGGTTGTTGGCCTGACACGCCACCCGCGCAACAAAAAACTGATGTACCGTATGGATGACGGAAGCCGCGCCTATATTGCTGATTTCCTTGGCGTGGCTCCTACCGAATCCGAACTCAAAGCGATGCGGGCAGAACTTGCGGAATACGACCGCAGGAAAAAAACCGTCGCATAAGCATTTCCAGAAAAAGCAGGCGGGATGTTTCAGACTGCGTCGACCGGCGCGCGGGACAAGGCCCCTATCGCCCGCGAAGAGCGGCGCGTCCCCCGCCTGCCCTGCACATGCTAAGGGCGCGAAATTCGGGCAAGTCCGGTGCTTTCAATCGCATATCGCAGCCTCTCAGAAAGGCAATCACCATGGCAAAGCAGAAAAAAAAGGCGGGACGACCGTCAGGATACACAAATGAACTGGCAGAACAAATCTGCGATCAGATCGCCCTCGGCTTCAGCCTCAATAGGATTTGCAGGGCAGAGGTCATGCCGCACATCCGCACCGTTCACCGTTGGCTGGATGCAAAGCCCGATTTCGCCACCAAGTACGCACGCGCACGCGAACTCATGGCCGACCATTATTTCGATGAAATGCAAGACATTGCCGATGCCGCGACGGCCGAGACGGCCAATGTAGCCAAACTTCGGCTCGACACCATGCGCTGGCGCGTCAGCAAGCTGCTGCCCAAGAAATACGGCGACAAGGTCGAGACTGCCCACACCGGGGCGGTCGAGGTGAGGCACCTCCAGGTCAACGTTATGCCTGCGATGTTGCCGGTAATGCCTCCCCGTAATGGCAATGGACAGTAGCGGCCCAATCCAGATCGATCTCCGCGTACCGCCGAAGCTTATCCCGCTGTTTCAGCCGGCCCGCTATAAGGCGGCATACGGGGGTCGAGGCGGTGCAAAGTCTCACTTCTTCGCCGAGATGCTCATCCTGCGAGCCCGCGAGAAGAAGATCCGAGCAGTGTGCATCCGCGAGGTGCAGGCGACGATCAAGGACAGCGTCAAGCAGCTGCTCGAGGACAAGATCGCCAAATTCGGGTTTCAGGATGATTTCGAGATCGTCCGTGACGAGATCCGGTGCAAGGCAACCGGGAGCCTGATCATCTTCCGCGGCATGCAGTCGTTCAACGCGGAGAACATCAAGTCTCTCGAGTCGTATGACATCGCCTGGGTGGAAGAGGCGCAGACGCTGAGCGACCGCTCGCTCCGCCTGCTGCGCCCGACCATCCGCGCCCCGGAATCAGAGATCTGGTTCGGCTGGAACCCGCGATTCGACACCGACCCAGTTGATGCGTTCTTCCGCAAGGTGCCGCCGAAGAACGCAATCATCGTGCCGGTCAACTGGTACGATAATCCTTTTTTCCCGGCGGTTCTCCGCGAGGAAATGGAAGGCGACTTTGAGCGCGACCCCGAAATGGCGGAACACGTCTGGGGTGGCGGTTACGAGATCATCAGCGAGGCGGCCTACTACGCCAGGCTGATCGCCAAACTGGAGAAAGCCGGCCACGTCGGCGACTTCCCGCACGACCCCAGCCTGAAGGTCTACACAAGCTGGGACATCGGGGTGGACGACTACACCGCGATCTGGTTCTTCCAGATCCGGCGCGACGGCATGGTCACCGTCATCGACTATTTCGAGGCATCCGGCCTCGGCGCCCAGGAGTGCGTCCAGCAGGCTCTTCCCGAGCATCTGCAGAACGAGCGCGAGAGCATATCCATGCTGGCCGAGATCGGTCGGTGGCGCGCCTGGTCGTACAGCGGGCACTTCCTGCCGCACGACGTCAGGAACCGTGAGTGGGGAGCCGGGGCGAAGTCGCGCGTCGAGACCCTGATGGAACTGGGCCTTCGTAATGTCCGCAAGGGCGCCGCGACAGATCCAGCCGATCGCGTGAACGCCACGCGCGAGCTGCTCCCGGTGTGCTTCTTCAACCAGACGCCCAGGGTGATGCTCGGGCTGTCTCGGTTGCGACGCTATTCGAGGAAGATGAACAACCAGCTGGGCACATACCTTGGCCCGCTGCACGACGACAATTCGCACGGCGCCGACGCCTTCGGCGAGTTCGCAATCAATGCAGGCATCCGCGCCGCACCGCCGGCAGACGACACGAAAAAGCAGCCGACCGGCACGGTCCTCCTCGAGGGCGCCCCGAAACCCCGCAGCAAAACAAAGATCAGGCTATGAGCGCAGTGGACGATCTCGAATCCGACGCGGACGGCGCTGCCGATCAGAAGCGTCAGGAGCCCGACAAGAGCCTAAAGGAGGGCTCTCTGTGGGATTCGTACCTGCACGACTATGAGAAGGCCTACAACGGCTGGAACGAGAAGATCGACCGCATTGAGAAGCTGTACGCCGACGAGGCGATGCTGAAGCGGGACAACAACGAAAGCGAGATGAAGGTCTTCTGGGCCAATATGGAGGTGCTGAACCCTTCGGTGTTCTCGCGCCAGCCGATCCCGGTGGTCGCGGCCAAGTTCAAGAGCCGCAAGCCCATCGTCCAGAAGGCATCCGAAGTCCTCGAGCGCTGCCTGGCGTCGTCCTTCGAAGCTGACGACATCCAGGGCACCATGAAGCTGGTGCGTAACGACTTCACACTTTCCGCTCGCGGCGTGCCGTGGGTGCGGATGGAGATCGAAGGCGACTATGAGTGCGTCAAGATCGAACACCTCTCCCGGCGCGACTTCGCGCACGGTCCAGCCCGCAAGTGGAAAGAGGTTCCTTGGACCGGCCGCCGCGCCTTCCTCACGAAGAAGGAAATGCGCGAGCGCTTCGAACAGTTCAGCGGGAGCCTGTACCTCGAGGCCCAATACACGACGAAGGGCACGGGCGAAAAAGAGGATGAAGACAAGTCCGTCGAGAAAAAGGCGGTCGTCTGGGAGTTCTGGCACAAGGTGCTGGGCGTGGTCTGCTGGCACTCGCCGGGGCTGAAGCAGGTTCTCGACATCACGAACGAGCCGCCTCTCAACCTCAAGGGCTTCTTCCCGTGCCCGCGGCCTGCCTATGGCACGCTGGTGCCTGGCACGCTCAAGCCTATCCCGGACATGGCCTACTATGCGGACCAGCTGGAGGAGATCAACAGCCTGACGAACAGGATCTCGGCGCTGTCCGAGATCGTGAAGCTGCGCGGCTTCTATTCCGCCGGCAACGACGAACTGAAGACGGCGATCGAGAGCGCAATCGCGCGCACGGATCCCAATGCCGTCCTGATCCCGATCTCCAACGTCGGCCACCTGGGTGGCGGGCTTGCCGAGGCGCTGGTCTGGATGCCGCTCGACCAGATCATCAACGCCCTGCAGGCGCTCGTCCTGATGCGAAAGCAGCTGATCGAGGACGTCTATCAGATCACCGGCCTGTCGGACATCATGCGCGGCGCCACGGATCCGAACGAGACGCTTGGCGCGCAGCAGCTGAAGACCCAGTACGGGTCGATCCGCGTCCGCGAAAAGCAGGAGGAGCTCGTCCGCGTGGCTCGCGACCTGGCTCGCATCACTGGCGAGATCATCAGCGAGCAATTCAGCGTTCAGACCATCAAGGCCATGGCGCAATACGACGAGGCTCCCCTGCAGGCCGAGATTGAGCAGCAGCTGGGCCAGATCCGCGAGCAGGTAGCGAAGCTGCAGACCGACCCGCAGATGATGGAGGCCGCGAAGGCGAACCCGCAGCAGGCGCAGCAGATCATGGGCCAGGTCAACCAGGCCATGCAGAAGCTGCAGTCGACCATCACGCTCGACGCCATCGTGCAGCTGCTGAAAGACGAGAACATCCGGCCGTTCGTCCTCGACATCGAGACGGATTCGACCATCATGCCCGACGAGAACGCCGCCAAGCAGCGCGCGACCGAGTTCCTCGGGGCTCTCGGCACCGCCCTGGCGCAGCTGATCCCGATGGTTCAAGGCCAACCCGAGAGCGCTGAGTTTGCCGGCGAGGTGATCAAGTTCGCCGTGTCGCCGTTCCGCGCCGGCCGCAGCCTCGACCAGGCAATCGATGACTTCGTTGAGAAAATGAAGCAGACGGCCGCGCAGCCACGTCCGAACCCGGAGCAGGAGAAACTCCAGGCCGAGATGAAGCGCAAGGAAGCCGAGGCAGCTGAGAAGGCCGCTGATCGGCAGGCAGAGAGCGATCGCAAGTCCGAAGAACTTCGGATGAAGCAGGCCGAGCATGGAATGAAAATGCAGCAAATGCAGGCCGACCGCGACGCCAAGATTCAGGACCGCGACTTCCAACGCGAGATTGCGACCGAGAAGCGAGGCTTCGACCAGGAGACACACCAGCGCAACATGGAAACCCGCAAGGGCGACATCCAGATGAAGCGCGCCGAGAAGGGCCTGCCGACCGAGGAGGTCGAAGAGATGCAGGCGCAGGCGACGATCGCCATGCTGCAGCAGACCGTCGAGGCCGTCACCGCAATGGCAGACGCCGTTTCGCAGGGGCAGCAGGCGCTGGCAACGTCGCTGCAACAGCTGGCCGACTCGCAGGAGCAAATGGCGGCCGCCCAGGTCGCGCCCAAGGTCATTCAGTTCGATGAGGATGGAAACGTGGTCGGCATGCAGACGGTGGTGAACTGATGGCTATTCAACGTGTCAGAGCGAAAGCCAACGTCGGCGCCGGCACCGAGGACTTCTACATGGATCAGATCGGGACAGACTATGTCCCGGTCACGAAGATACTGCTGGGCGACGATGATGTCGACGAGGGCTTTGTCCACAGTGGCAACCCAATGCCGGTGTGGCTTGCTTCGGTACCGCTCCCGGCTGGGGCCGCTACCGAGGCTGGGCTTGATGAGATCCTGGCCAAACTGCCGAACCTGTTCTCGACAATCCCAGCCAACGACACACCAGCCGCCGCAGTGCGCGCAATTGGTCAAGACGTTTGGGTGTGCAGCTTTGCAAGCACCGGCAGCGTCCTCTCGCCCGATTTTGTTCTTCTGGGGTCCGGTACCGGCCACTCATTTTCGCAGGCCAACGGCTCGCTTGCGATCGTGACCGGCACGACGGCCAACTCCGATTGGCTGGCGCGCTCTGTCCGTTCTTGGCGCGGCTCTCTGCGTCTTCGTGCGTCGATCGTTGCCTCGCAGCGCATCGTCAACCAGAACCTTGTCGTCATGCTTGCCGATCTGGTCGGCGAGAACCTGACTTACAACATCGTGAACACGACCACGGTCGATGTCACTCAGACGGCACACGGCTTCACCGCAGCAAACGTCGGCCAGTTCATGCAAATGGGCGGCATTACCGGCGCGGCTGGTGTTCCGGGCCGCTTTGCCATCGCGTCGATCCCTGACGCGAACACGATCCGCTTCACGGTTGCCGGCTGGCCCGCGTCTGGCACCGGCACGCTCGACCTGTTTGGCTGGAATTACGTCCGTAACCTGCTTTCCGGCACGACAGCGACCAACTTGGCGTGGGCTACGCAGCGCCGGGGATGGTCAGCCGGCGACGTGACGGCGACCATCAACACATCTGCCTCGCCCGGTACGATCATTCAGAACGACCTGAATGGCCGCGACGCCTTCCTGATGGATCAGCTGCGGGCCAGCGCCGCAAACCCAACGTTCACGACGAGGGCGAGCAGCTACGAGAACCTGCCAGACGATGATGTTGAGTTGTACGTCTTCATCTGGAGCCTGAACGGCACTACCGCCCCGGCCAGCACGACCACATGGACGATTGGCTTCGTGTCTGTCGAGAAGTTCGCCAACATGCCCGTCTACATTCAGGGCGCAAGGGCAAACGGCAACGCAAACCCGATCCCGGTTCAGCCGCAGGGAACGACGCCGGTTTCTGGCACGTTCTGGCAGGCCACGCAGCCAGTTTCGTTGGCAACGAATACGCCGACGCTTGCTGCAGGCAATAACCGCGCAGGCTTCATCGCTGCCGCCGGCATCTGGTTCGATGACAGCGCCACGACTCTAGCCGCAAATGCCACCTTCACCGGCACGTCCCGCGACCTGACCGTCACCGCGACCGCCACGGCCTTCGCCAACGCCGCGACCTACGCGCAAGAGTTCGTCGTCTCGGCCGAGTCCGATGTGTCTGGCACGCTTTGGATAGAAGTGTCTCGCGACAATACCAACTGGAGGCGCGCCAAGAGCGTGGCAACGGCAGCCATCACCGGCGGCGGCCAGTACGCCGAAATCGTCCACAGGCCATCCTGGCGCTACATCCGTGTCGGCTTCACCAACGGCGCGACCATCCAGGGGCGTTTCTCGATAGGATCAGTCGCCAAAGGAGCGTGACATGGATCCCGAGGGCTTTGATCCCAATGTCGCGCACATCACGGATGGCGGGCATGTGTTCCAAGTTCTCAACGCCGACGGCAGCGATTGGGATGAAGAGGCGACCAGATTGATCTATGAAACCTGGAAGGCTGAACAGTAATGCTTTCGATCTGGTTCGCGACGGGGTTCTTCTCCTCCTCGGAGGCCGTCGAGCCGCCCGTCGAGGAACCAATTCTCGACGCCGATGGCGTCCGCTCTCTAAGGCGCAGAGCGGAGCGCATTGGCCAGGAACTGGAAGAGCAACGGCTCCGCGACCAGCGAGCCCAACGCCAGGCAGTGGAGCGCGCCTGGGCGAAGGTCTTCGAAGAGGCCGAGCCACAGGAAGCCCCGCAACCGACTGTCGAGCAGACCCAGCAGGTCGTCTCGATCGCCGCAGCAGAGATCGACTTGCTCGGCATTGCCGACGCTACCGATCGGCTCCTCGATATGGTCGAGGCCTACGTCGAGGAACTGAGGCTGGAAGCCGAACTCAGGCTCAACGCCAAACGCAATAAACGAAACAGGGACGCAATGATCGTATTGCTGATGGCCGCATGAGAGAGCGCTATTGCAAGGTCTGCACCGGCTGGCACAAGCTGGACGCGTGGCCCCATAATTGCCTTCCAGAGCAGAACTGGAACCGCAGCGAACTGGCCGGCCCGATGCTGATCCGCGACGGCATGGAGCCGGTCCAGAGCCAGCTTGACGGCAAGATGTACGACAGCAAGCGCGCCCTGCGTGCCACCTACAAGGCGGCGGGCGTGACAGAGATCGGCAACGACACCAGGATTCTGGATCCGAAACCGAAGCCGAAGCCACAGGCAGACGAGGCCGGGATTACCGCCTCGATCGAGAAAGCAATGAGCCGCGCCGGCCTGGGCGCGCCTTAATCTTCTGAAACTTCGGGGCGATTAGCTGCGGCGATTTTGTCGGCCTGTTTAGACCATTTCTTCAGAAGGCCTCGAAACTCTTTAATCGCGGCGGGCGGAGTGCAATCCAGAAAGTCTTTGACGGCTGCGTCCAAGCCGACATCTATAAAAAGATCATCAGCGCCGTCGCCGACTAAGTGAATGTGAATTTTCAGGCCTTTTTTCCAGCCAGAAATACAAACAAACAAATCTTCTTTAATTTGCTCTATTAACAGCTTCGCTCCTTCTTTTTGTGCCTTTTCGACTATTGCCTCGAGGTTTGGAATATCTGTTGGATAGATCCAAACCCAGTCTTTAAAAATGTCTCCGCGAGTTTTCAGTTTCGTTCGCATGCTTTCGCTCCTTTTCAGTTGAATAGGACGAATCCTATCACAAACGCACATCCCTCAGAAGGATAAAATTATGCCCGATGAAGTAATCGGCGCGGCGCCGTCTGCGCCGGCCAGCGAGCCCGTGTCAACTCCAGTCGCGGAAACGACAACCCAATCTGCAGAACCGTCAACCTCGGCGCCGTCTTCGAAAAGCGACAGGAAATACGACCCCTCGCCAGGTGCGTCCATCGATCGGGCCTTCGACAAGGTCTTCGAGGGCCTCGACGCCGACGAGAAGCCCGCCAGCGCGCGTCAGCGCGACCAAGCTGGGCGCTTCGCCCCGGCGGATCCGAACGCACAGGCGGCCACGCCTGACGGCAAGGAACAGCAGCCGGCGCAACCGGCGAGCAAACTGGCCGCGCCAGACCGCTTCTCACCAGACGCCAAAGCGGCCTGGGAGCAGGCACCCGAGCCCGTCAGGGCAGAGGTCAACCGCGCCATCACGGAATTGACCACCGGCATCGAGCGGTACCGGCAGGACTTCGAACCCTACCGAGCCCTCGACCAGCAGCTGAAGGCCAACGGCCAGACTTTTCAGGAGGTCTTCAACCACTACACCGGGATCGAGAACCTCCTGGCGGAGAACCCGGTCCAAGGCTTGGATCAGATCTGCCGCAACATGGGGATGTCGCTTGAGCAGGTCGCCAGGCACGTCCTTGGACAGCCAGAGGATCAGCGCGCGGCGCAATCGAGCCGCGTCATTGCCTCCCTGCAGCAGGAACTGCAGCAGGTTAAGTCCCAGATAAACAGTTTCTCGCAAAACGCAGAGCAGCAAGCGATTGCCGCCTCGATGCGCGAAGTCGCCGAGTTCGCGAAGGCCAACCCTCGCATTGATGAACTCGCAACCGACGTGAAATTCTTCCTCGAAACGGGAAGAGCAACCACCCTGGCAGATGCCTACCACATGGCCGAGCGGCTCAACCCCGCGCCGGCCTCGCAGGCACCCGTCCAGACCACGCCAGCGGCTCAGACCCGACCGGCACGGACAAGCATCTCAGGCGCTCCCGCATCGGGCTCAACCCCCGGATCGCGCAAGCGCTCAGCCTCCATCGATGACGCCCTCGACAGGGCGATGGACATCGCTGGCTACTAACAACCCGAGCCTTGTGAAAGGACACTCACATGCCTTCTTTGACCTCAGTCGAGAAGCTCACGGAAGTGTTTTCGCTGGCGCTGGAAGACCGTTCGGACGGCTACGCCGACCTCGTCTCCAACAGCAACGCACTTCTGGCCGTGATGAAGGGGATGGATCAGTTCGAATCCTTCAGCGGCCCGACCATCCGCGAGCGACTTCTCTACAATGAATCCGGTACCTACGTCCGCTATTCGGGCTACATGTACCTCAACCCCTTGCCGGCGGAACTGTTCAACGACGCAGAGTTCTACCCGCGTCTGGCAGCAGTTTCCATTGCCCTGTCTGGCGAAGAAATCCTTCGCAATTCGGGCAAGGCGCAGATCCGCGACGTGATGAAAGATCACATCAAGGCGGCCGAAGTCGAACTGGTCGACCGTTTCACGGAAGACCTGCACTCGGACGGCACTGCGGCCAACCAGATCGGCGGCCTCCAGCTGGCGCTCCCGACCACGGTCAACTCGGGCACCTACGGCGGCATTGACCGCCTTGCCAACCCGATCTGGCGCACGGCATCCTACGATGCCAACTCCGCGTTTGCCGGCATCACGCAGGTTACCCTGTCCACGGTCAAGTCGATCCTCGACCAGATCGTGATTCAGCGCTCGCGCGGCAAGAAAGGCCCGAACCTGATCCTGATGTCTCAGGAACACTTCCTGGCCTACACCGGGGCGACTCAGGCCATCCAGCGCATCGTTGATGACGCTGGCGGCGTAGGCAAGCTGGGCTTCACCTCGCTGAAGTACTACGGCGGCGCGGGTCGATCGATCGACGTCGTCCTCGAGGGCGGCATCGGTTCGGCAATGCCGGCCAACACCACCTACCTCATCGACACCACGTCCATGAAGTTCCGCTACCACGAAGACCGCAACTTTGCGCGCTTCGGCGGGAAGCAGATGCCCACCAACCAGGACGCCATCGTTCAGCACGTTGGCTTCTTCGGAAACCTCACCATGAACAACCCGCTCCACATGGCGAAGTTGTTCGACTCCAACCCCGCCGCATAAGGAGGACTGAGCAATGCCTTGGACCCCGAATAGCAACGACCTCATCGGCCAGATCCCGGAGGAGACGTCAACGATCCAGAGGCACGCCCTGGGTCAGAGGATGTTCTTCAAGGATCCGGTCTATGGCGTCGGCGAGTTCATCTACCTCCGTGGCGTCGCCTCGACGGCAATCGGCGAGTGGGTGATCTACAACGCAGACGACTACTCGACGTCGCGCCTTGCAGCCAACGACATCGGCCCCGTTGCCGTTGCCCTCGCTGCGATCGTGGCCAACCAGTTCGGTTGGTATCAGATCTCCGGTAAGGCGGTCGGCAAGGCCCTGACGGGCTTCCTTGACAACGCCAACGTCTATGCGACCGCCACGGCGGGCAGCGTCGACGACACCGTTGTTGCGGGCGATCGCGTCAAGAACTGCAAAGGCGCGTCGGCAGTCGGCACGCCTTCGGCAGGCCTCGCCGAGTTCGAGATCGATCATCCATTCATGGATGACGCCCTCGCCGCCTAACAGCCGCCAAGTGAACTCCCCGGGGGCGGCAGCGCCCCCGGGTTTTCCCATCCGCACATCCCTCAGAAGGATCCCCTGCAATGCAAGAAGCCAATTTCAACCACCTTCACGTCGAGTTCTTCATGGAAGCCGTCGAACTTCCCGCAGAGAGCGCCAAGGCTGGCCGCCCGATCTACAAGGACGAGGAGCGGGTCCGCATCCGCATTGCCGGCGACAAGTTCTCGGTGCTTGTGGCGCCCGCACACTCGGACAGTTCGGCGCGCGACCCGCAGACCAATTACCGGCTGACCTACGCCCAGCTGCACAGCGGCCCGTATGAGGCCTTCCGCAAGGGCGTCGAGTTCCGTGGCAGCGGCACGCCGCTCTCGGAACTGCCGTTCCTCACAGAATCGCAGCGCAAGGAATTGCGCGCACTCAACATCCACACCGCCGAGGCGCTTGCATCCCTCGACGGCCAGATGCTTTCCCGCACCGGCATGTTCGGCCGCCAGATGAAGACCCAGGCCGAGCAGTATCTCGACAAGGCGTCAAAGGTTGCCGGCGTCACCCAGCTGACCGCCGAAAACGAGGATCTGAAGGCCCGCCTGGCGCGCCTCGAGGCCATGGTGATCAAGCCTGGATCGGAACCGGCGCCCGCCGAGAAGGATCCGGTCATCAACGCGACGTCGCCCTTCGCTGATTGGGATGGCGAATCCATCCGCACCTGGCTGAAGGAAAACCGTGGCCCGACGCCCGGCCCGAACACCAGCCTTGCCAAGTTGATCAAGATCGCGGACGACCACAACGCCGCGCTCAAAGCTGAGAGGGAAGCTGCCTGATGACTGTCCTGTCGGTTGCCCAAGAAGTCGCGCGCAAGGTCGGGGTCGAGATCCCGACTTCCGTCGTCGGCTCGACCGACAGGACGCTCATCGAACTTCTGGGCATCATGTCAGACGCCGCGGAGATGATTGCCAACGGCCACGAATGGCAGAAGCTGAAGGCCATCGCCACGATCACGGGCGACGGCGTTGTCGACAATCACGCCCTGCCTGACGATTTCGAGGGCATGACGCTCGACGCGGAGATCTGGTCTTCTGCCACGGTCGGGCCGCTCACCAAGATCGAGAACGAAAACGAGTGGCTCGAGCAGATCGTGCAGGGCACGACCAATGCCGTCAATTCGTGGATCATCTACAACGACCGCATCTGGTTCCGGCCGGCGCTCGGCAACGGAACGACCGCGAAGTACTTCTACCTGTCGAATTACCTGTGGTCAGCCAGCGGCACGCCTGCCGCGTCGATCGCCAACAACACCGACACCTTCCGCCTGGACGAGAAGCTGCTGCGATTGGCCACCATCTGGATGTGGAAGGCCTCAAAGGGCCAGGCCTACGGCGAGCAGCAGGCAGACTACGAGCAGCGACTGGCGCGCAAGGTGAAGCGCGACGGAGGCGCCAAGATCCTGCGCATTGGTAGCGCCCGCCTGCCGTCTGGCGTCACGCTCGCCTACCCGAGGAACATCTGATGGCTCGCCGCCTCCCTGGCGCCCGCAAGCCCCTGGCTCCGCAGGCGAGGGCGCAGACGAGTTCGAAGACCTTTCCGGCACCGACCGGCGGCTGGTGGACATCGAAGCCCCTTGTCCAAGACGGCCCAGCCACGGCGCGCATCCTCGACAACTGGTTCCCGACCCGGGAAGGCATCCGCTGCCGCGGCGGTTCCATACTGCACGCCACGGTCCACGCCACGAACCCCGTGGTCGAGATGTGGACTTACGAAGGCGCAACGCAGAGGCTGTTCGCTTCGACGGCGGGCGCCATCTTCGATGTGACCACCCCGGCGGATCCGACAGTCATCCCGGCATCTGCCGTTAGCGGCCAGACCTCTGGCTATTATTCCACCCAAATGTTCTCGACGGTTGGCGGGATCTTCCAGTACGTCGTCAACGGCACCGACCTGGCGCAACTCTTCAATGGAACGACCTGGACGCAGATCACGGGCGTCTCCACGCCGGCCATCACGGGCGTCGTGACGTCGCAGCTGCAGTCGGTCTGGGCTCACGCCAATCGCCTGTGGTTCGCCGAGAAGGGAACGATGCGCGCCTGGTACCTGCCGGTCGACAGCGTCGGCGGCGCCGCGGTGGGCTTCAATCTGTCGGGC